TATTGCAGAGGATCGTGAAGATGAAAAAAGAGATTTAGGATGGTAAAAAAGATCACTAGAAAGTCTATGCTTATTAGACCTTCAGGTAGATCTACAGATTTTATATCACCAAGTTTTGGTTACGGTTGTTTATATAACTGTTCTTATTGCTACATGAAAAGACATAAAGATAGTGGTCTTGATGTAGCAACTAATACAGGAGATATATTAACAGCTATAAATAATCATGCTTTTTTTACACCTGTAGATAAACCTAATCAAACACACGCAGACTTTACAACATATGATATTAGTTGTAACGAAGACTTTGCATTGCACGCTAAACACCATCAATGGGAAAAGATATTTGAGTTCTTTAGAGACCACCCGGTAGCTATGGGCAGCTTTGCAACTAAATATGTCAACAATAATCTTCTTTCATTTAACCCTCAAAGTAAGATACGTATTAGATTCAGTTTAATGCCACAGCATAAATCAGATTTACATGAGCCTAAAACTTCTAAAATATTAGACAGATTAAAAGCTATTGATAGATTTATTGATGCTGGTTACGATGTACACATTAATTACAGCCCTATTATAGTATATGATGGATGGCTAGAAGATTATAAAGATTTATTTAATCTAGTAAATACTCATGTAAAAAATAAAGATAAAGTATTATCAGAATGTATTTTTCTCACACATAACTTTAAGAAGCATACAGTTAACTTAGGGAAACACCCTGAAACAGAAGTAGACTTGTGGGTTTTAGATAAACAAGAAGTTAAACGCTCTCAGTATGGAGGAGAAAATATACGATACAAACTTGGTATGAAAGCTGAGTATATAAAACAATTTAAACAATTACATAACCAAATTATACCTTGGAATACAATAAGGTATATATTTTAAAACAATTAAACATGAGAACAAGTCAAGATCAACTCTCTAGAATATCAAAAACATTGATATTTTCAGAGCCTTTCTACGGTATATTTCTTATTGGATTACAAAAATCATTCAGTAAAGGAGTACCCACCGCAGGTGTAGGAAAACACGGTATAGGTATGCGTCTAGTAGTTAACCCAGATTTCTTTGGAGATTTGTCAGAACCTCATCAACAGGGTCTCTTAAAACATGAGCTATTACATATAGCTTTTGGACATATTATACTAGCAGATAGATACCCTAATAAAAAGTTATTTAATATTGCGGCAGATATAGAAATCAACCAATATATTGATGACCATATGTTGCCAGAAGGTGGGTTAACAAGAAACTCTTTTCCTGGTATATTCTTACCACGTAAAGCTGGTACTGATGTATACTATAAAATACTTGATCAAGAGTGTAAGGGTAAAGAAGGTGAGTCATGCAATCTAGCGCTGCAGAAAGTCTTAGACCAGATGGATGGTAATAGCCCTTATTGTCACAAGACATGGGAAGAAATTTCTGAGCTACCTGAAGCAGAAAAGAAACTAGTACAAAAACAGTATGAACATCAGATGAAGCAAACTGCAGAAGAGATTCAAAAGAAGTGTGGATCCGTCCCAGGGGAGCTCGCAGAGATTATTGAAAGGCTATTTACTATAAACCCTCCTAAATTCAATTGGAAACAGTATCTTAAAAGGTTTATTAATAACGCATCTAAAGTCTATACTAAAAAGCTTAGGAGAAAATTTAACAAGAGATACTCAGGTAACCCTGGTCTTAAGCTTAAGCACAAGAATCATGTACTAGTTGGTGTAGATACATCAGGATCTGTAAGCAGTGAAGAGTTAGTAGAGTTTATGCATGAGTTAACACATATGCACAAAACTGGTAACCAAATTACTGTAGCACAATTTGACACAGAGATTACAGATGTATCTGCTTTTGACCCTAAAAAGAGTTGGGAAATTAAAGGTAGGGGTGGAACATGGTTTCAACCAGTAATAGATCACTATAATGACCCTAAAAACAAGTACTCTGCTTTTATATGTCTTACAGACGGTGAAGCAGAAGATCCTGAAAATTGTCCTAAGAACGCTTTATGGGTACATAGCTCTAAGTCTCAGCAAATAAATGAAGAATTAACCGGAATAAAAATTCAATTAAACTAAAAAAAATGAATGAAGTAAATTTAAACATCGATGAACTACAAGATTTTGTAGATCATATTATTACAAATAACCGACACTTACAAAGTGAAGGTAAAAACCCTGTTGCTGTAGAAGTAGTAGGTGAATCTGGTATTGGTAAAACTACTAGTATCATGGATATGACTAAAAAGCACGGTCTAGATTTTGTTAAGTTAAACTTAGCGCAAATCGAAGAGCTAGGTGATTTAGTAGGATTTCCTATCAAGCAGTTCCAAATGTGGCAAGAACAAAATGGTAAAAAGATAGGTAAATGGGTAGATGAAATAGCAGTTAATGATCACTCTAAATTAGGATTTCAAACTACTGGTAAGAGTAGAATGTCTTATTCAGCCCCTGAGTGGATCGCTGATAAGAAGCAAGGTGGTGTGTTATTATTAGATGACTGGAACCGTGCAGACGTTAGATTTATACAAGCTTGTATGGAACTAGTGGATAGACAGACATATATCTCATGGACTCTCCCTAAAGATTGGCACATCATACTAACGGCGAACCCTGACAACGGTGATTACATGGTTAATTCTGTGGATACTGCACAAAAGACTAGATACATTACAGCAAATCTTAAGTTTGATATAAATGTATGGGCTCGATGGGCAGAAGAAAATGAAATAGATACTAGATGTATTAACTTCTTATTATTACACCCTGAGCTAGTTACGCAAGAAACTAATGCAAGATCTATATCAACATTCTTTAATAGTATTTCAAGCATTAAGAAGTTTGAAGACCAGTTGCCACTAGTTCAAATGATTGGTGAAGGTAGCGTAGGTAATGAGTTCGCATCTATGTTCACTACATTTATTAATAACAAATTAGATAAGCTAGTAACTCCTAAAGAAATAGTGACTGGACCAGTAGAAGTATTAGAGCAAGTAAAAGAGTGTATAGGTAAAGACGATAACTATAGAGCTGATATAGCTAGTCTTTTAGCTACAAGAATAGCTAATTTCTCTGTCGCTTTCTCAAAAACGGACACTGTAACTCAAAAAATGCAAGAGCGACTCATTACGCTGTGCACAAAAGACTATTTTGCTAATGATTTAAAATACTTAGTAGTTAGGACTATATTCAATGGAAATAAGCAAAAGTTTAATAAAATGATGATGAATCCAGCTATTATTAAAATGACAATTAAATAATATGGCAAGTAAAAATATACACGCAGGAGAATTCCCGGATCAAGCAGTAATTGATCTGGGATTCGAAGACGGAGCTGAGACAGGATTTGTTTGCAGTGATGTAGAAACTATATATTTATCAGAATCAATATCTATGTATGATAAAATAAAAGACCTTTTAACTTTAGAAACAACATCTGATTTAACATTAGTTAAAAAAGCTTTTGTTTTACCTATGCATAATGTATCAACTGATAGACTTAAAGCTGCTCTTAAAGAACATAAGATTAGTATTACTAATGATTATGAGAAAGCTGATTTTATTATTCCGCATACTAATTTCTATGATCAATATAATAACGTTGATAATATTCCACAAAGCAAATTAATGTTTCATTTATATAATGGGTATTTTCAAAATGATCATAGAAAACTAGTTGAAGATTATCATAAAGATACTGGAAATAATGTTATTCTAGATAAAAGATCATTAGGTGATAGACATCAATGGAATGTAGATTATACTAGTGCCCCATATGATAGTTATTGTTTTAGTAAAATGGCATTAACTTTAGCAGACATGGTTGATAAAGGCGAGATGGAAGTTGTTGAAACTGACACTATTCTTAATCAATCAGCTAATAGAGTTCCTTTGACTGAAGAGTTAATGGAAGACATTAAAAAGATGGTAGATAATTACTCTGCTAGTGATGAAGAGATAGAAATGGCAGGGAAAATAATCCCAACTATTGATCCTACAGGGGAGCCATACTTATTATATAAATATGCTGAAGATTTTTTAGATAATATATCATATAAATATAATAGAAATAAAGATGTGTTATACTGGATGGATAAATGGAATATATCTTATCTATCTAGATTAAATGCAGAACAAGCTATTAAACATTTTGAAGACAAAGAATTACTAGATTCAAGATGTTTTAGAGCTTTAGAAGTAAAATGTAGACAAGAAATACAAATCCACAATAGGGAATTGTATACATTCAAAGTTCAAGTTAAACCCGAGTACAGAAAGTATATGCAAGATTAGTTGTGAAGAACTACTTTGCATAGTTCGTGTTTAATTGATGCATAGAGGGGGAGAGGTTGTCTCCCCTGATATGTTTAACCTAATAAAAATTAAATAAATGAAAGAAACAATAGCATTAATAGATGGTGATAGTTTAATCTATTATGAAATGGGTAAGCCTACCCTAGAAGAGGCACTAGAAAGTTTGGACGGAAGACTCCATCAAATGTTTGAAATGACACATGCTACACATTATGCAGGATTTCTTACATCAGGTAGATGCTTTAGATATGCAGCAGCTAAAACAAAACCTTATAAGGGGAATAGAAAAAAAGGAGATAAACCTATTATCTTTCCTGCTATTAAAGAGTATTTAAAACAAAAGTGGAATTTTGTATCTATTCCTGAGTTAGAAGCAGATGATTTAGTTTCTATATATCATGACCCCTTAAAAACAGTAATATGCAGTCCAGATAAGGATGTATTATATCAAAACAAAGGTGTTCATTATAATTATGGAAAAGCTGAACCAATTATAGTAGATGAAAATGAAGCGTTAGGATTTTTATGGAAACAAATGCTTATGGGTGATAGTACAGACGGCATTCAAGGTATACCAAAAGTAGGCCCAAAAACGGCTGAAACATGGTTAAAAGATCTCCTTCCAAATGAAATGCCTGAATTTGTTTTAAATAAATACATAGAAAAGTTTGATATTCACGAAGGAATTCATAGATTTGCTGAAACATTTAAGCTTGTATATATGTTAAAATCTAAAGAAGATGTATTTAGAGAAACAGGAATAGAGCTTGAAAATTTAATAACTTATGACGTCCAACCTACAATAGAAGAAGAATGGGTATAAAATGCAAAGAAGTTATATTTAGCCCGACCTCTCCTTTATATTTTACAATATCGGGAGGAACTCTTAGTATTACTCCTCAGTATAAAGATAATAAAATAGTTTCTTTAGCTATGCCAAATGATTATTTTATTACTGTTGGAGATACAATACGAATAAAAGAGGATCTTTACAAAGTAAATATTATAGATAAAGTGTTAGATGAAAAAATACTAACGTATCATATTAAAACTGCAGAAAGAACAAAAGCATCAATATTTATTTTACCTATGTTAAGTGGAAATAGAAATTTATTTTTATATGATTCACAGTTAATAAATGCATTTATAGGATACAATAATTTAGATGATCATTTAGTATTGTTATATAGATGGTCTGGAGATCCTATGTTTGCAAAATTTGATATAGCATTAAGAAAATTTCCTACGTTTGTTAAAGTTTTTGATGCAGATATTCAACACACAATTTATATATTTTCTATTCCAAAAAAACATATGAAAAATTTTCAATTATTTAAAAAAGGTAAATACTCTAAATTAGACGATGAGTATAAACTTAAAATTTTGGATTTTCATAATATGGGAGTTGAGTCTGCATTATCTAAGATACTATTTAAATCAGATGAAAGGCGAAAAGAATTAGAAGATAAACTAGATGCTGATATACCTGAAGATTCAGAATTATTAAGTGTTATAAATTTAACAGATGAAATATTAAACTTAAATTATTATTTATGAAAAAGAAAACAAAAATGTCAGTTCCAGAAGGAATGAAATTTGGTAAACCATATACTATGAGTTCAACTCATACCGAATTATATTGGGATACAGAGAGAAACAAAGATCCAAATAGAATAAGTTTTAATGAAAAATTAGATTTAGAAATTAAAAATATTTCTAATTTATTAAAAGAAAAAAATCAAGCATATGGAAACACAGCGTTAAACCCTACTAATATATTTAGTAAACTAGACGCTACTGAAGCTATATGTGCGAGAATAGATGACAAATTAGCTAGGATTAATAATAAAGGAATTAATGATTTAACAGAAGATACTGTTGATGATTTAATTGGTTATTTATTACTGTTAAAAATGTCTATATAATGTTGGTTGTTATTTGGCCAGGATAAAAATAAGGGGAGCCTAACGGTTCCCCTTTTTCATTTTAGAATTGTTCGTACTTTTGCTGTGGGAACATTTCTATTCCTTTACTTAATGCATTTAATCCGGGTAATATTTTAAATGTGTAATAGAACTTTTCTGTTCTATCTCTTTCAGTATAAGGAGCTTCTCCAGTTAATATATCCCTAGTTTCATCAACAGTATTCTCTATTAATGAAATTCCGTTCCTTAAAAATCCAAGTAATGGGATTCCAGTTGCTCTACCAGCATCTAAAAATTCTTGAGGTTGTGTAAATACTGCTGTCTCTCTTTTAATTCTATTTAAAATATTGTGCAGTTTTCTACCCGCATAAGTTTGTCTTATATCTAATTTACCGTCCTCATCATCATCTCCTCCTAATTGGAATAATAATAAAACTAGACCTATAGTGATTCTAAGTTCCATTAAAAATGCTTTTATATTACCTTGTTTCATTTTTAGAAATTCTTGAAACATTTCTTCTCTATTTTCTTTATCTCTTAATTTATCTGCAAATTCAGGGTTATTAGCGTTATTAGAGGCCCATACATCAAATCTAGCTCTAGCTAAATCTTCTTTTACAGGTACATTTAAATACCCAAAAGTAGCTACATCACCTAATACTTTTACACCATCCATGAATAGAGTTGATAGTATATTCATTGTGTGCATTTCTACATCTAAAGCTTTTGCAGCATCCATTGATTTTGCCATATCAGTATTACTAAAAAAGCTCATCCAAGTACCTTCATCAAATGTTTCTAATATATGACTATATTTTTGTTTACCAAATCTAGCCGCTGCTACACCAGGTAACCAAGATTTATAGTGCATCATAAGTCTTAAAAACATATGACTGTTATATAAAGCTTTATCTTCGTCAGTCATACTTCCTTTTACTTTAAAACCTATTTCTCTCCCTACATCTCTTAATTTTAATTCACCTTCTTCAGAAAGTCCTTTAATATTAGTTTTGTATCTATCTACAGCTTTATTTGACACATTAGTTGTAGTACCTTCCCACAATGGGTTTTGCTCAAGTTCCATTAATTCTATAATATTTTTTGAACCTTCAGGTAGTCTATCTAATCTTTTTGCTATTCCATTTTCATCAACACCAAAATTTAATGCAGTAGAATATAATGTTATAGCATCAATACCTCTATCAGCTGTAGATAAAAAAGCAAACCATTTATCGTTAGTCATATGTCTTGTTGCGTATTGCGCTGATAATCTATCCGCTCTTGTTTGAGCGTCATTTCTTTGATAAAAATCTAAATATTCTACTAAAGCTCTCATTTTAGGATTTCCCCTCAATAAAGCTGCTTGAGCTGCCCTTAAATTCTTTCTAGTTATAAAAGTACCTTTAGATGCTTCATACTCTAAACCAAACATACCAGCCGCAAAAGCTCCTATAGCAACAGGAGTTTTAAATCCTAATTGAGTAATAGAATGAAAATTCTTTAATTTTAATATGCTTTTTGTCCCACTGATTTTACCTCCAATTGTAATCTCTTTAGCATCTAAATTAGATCCATATATATATGTGTCAACAAATCTTTGATATGTTTCATATAGTTTTTTAGGCTTTTCTGTATCCATATTACCAGCATTTTGTAATATATCTCCAAACATATCAGTAGACTGTACATCAATAACTCCTGTGCTTAATATAGCTTCCATCATTTGTATTTCAGGTAATACATCATTTTTTAATTGATAGTCTACTGCAGCATCAAACAATAACAATAAGCCCTTACCTAAATCTCTAGTTTTTAAAGATGAATCTATATTACCATGTTTATCTTTAAGAGGTTGTATATATAATTTAGGTATTTGATTTAGTAATCGCCCTGTATTTTCATCTCTCATTCCATAATCTGAATAATCTCCTTCTCTAACTTGAAGATTTTCTATCGACGAATCAACTATTTCACTTATACTGCTCATACCCTTAGTAACCAGTGATTCAACTGAAGTTTTACGAACATCAGCTGTAAAATTAGGCCCTAATCTTTCCCCGTACATTTCTTCTACTTCTTTGATAGTTTTAAAATATAAATCATAAAAGGCTTTAGCAGCAGGATCATTTTGTATAGCATTATATTCGTCACTAATCCATTTATCAGCAGGTCTTAAAAAATACTGACCTCCTTTATTAACTGAAGCAGTCTTTAAATGATTTTTTACATCGTGAGCTAACTCCCATTTTCTTATTTCTCTATTTATTACTTGTTGATTCTCTCCATGCTTTCCTTTTAATACTTTTAATTTACCTTCTCTGAATTCTTTATATTTTTTATTATAATATTCTTCATCTATTTGCACATTACCTTCTTTAGGGTCAAACCAATTTGTATTGTTTGATTTAATAGCTGAGTTAAATTCTTTGTAGTATTCTGATGAATATTTAGATTTAAAAGATCCGTCTTCATTAAGCAGTATATCAAATGCTTTAATCCCACGATTCCCTACAAAGGCATCTTGAGCAGCTTGTATCTCTTCTGCTTTAATTTTTACTAGTCTTCTTTTATTAAAGTTTAACTTGTTCATAATCTCCCATAAATTTCTTAAATAAGGATTATCTTGTTTAGATAAATTAACAAAATTACTTGTCATCCAACTTATATCTAAATTATAACTTTTAATTCCTTTTACTCCTCTTTCTTCTGCTTTATCTGCAGTTCTTTCTAGCATTTTACCCTGCACTTGAGTAATAGTTTGAGCAAGAAAACCTGCTAATCTATCTCTAAAAATTATATACTCTGCTTGCTTCTCTTTACTCATTACTTTTACATAGTCATGTAAACTAACTATAGATTGATAAAACATTAAATCACTTAATAAATCATTTAAATCTTGATTTGTTAAATAATTTGGATTAAGTTCTCCTGATTCTAAAAACTCATTATTATTTGCTAATTTATTATTTATTATATCAATATCATCTTTTAAAGATTTTATAATATAAGCTACATCTTGATCTATTTGTAATACTCTTAATTGTTTAGTTATCTTAGCTTGAGCTGCTTTAAGAGACTCAAAAGATACTCCTGCTTTATATTTTTTACTTTGAAGTTGTTTATCAATTCCTTCCTTACGAACTAATAGTTTTTTAATAATTTTATTTATATCCTCAAATCTAGTCATTTCTCCAGCTACTGGTATTTGCTCTAAAAACTCACTATATTTAGTTCCCATTTGAACTGTAGTAATATTATTAGTCAACTTACCTCCTTTCTCTGTTTTAAACCTAACATGAATAGGAACAATTCTAGACTGTCTTATTTCAGTAATTCCATAATTCTCTATTAAATTTTTCTTATATTGAGATATTTGTAAATCATATGTTGTCATTTTAATAGCAAAAGGATCTTCTACAATTCTATTAGTAGTCCTATCTACATAACCAGCTGCTTTAGAAGGGGATACAAATTTATAATCATATATAGCAGCAGAATTATCACTAAATATTGCTACAAGATCTATAGAACCACCTACACTCTGATCTCTATTAGTTATCATTTGCTCAGTTCTAAATATAACTTTACCATCTGGGTCAATAAGCTTTTGTTCTTTTTTAATTTGAGATATAAGGTCTTTTACTCCTTGTTCTAAAATCTGAAATTGACCTTCAGTAAAAATAGAATTTTTAATTATATCTGCTCTATTACCTTTTTTATTAGCATACAACTCAACAAGTCCTTCCAAAGTATGATGACCTGCAGTACCTGTTGTCATTCTCATTTCATTATTATCTAAACGAAGTTGTTTTTCTTTTCCGCTAAGATCTGTAATTTTCCCTCTATTTATTTTCCAAAAATGTTTTTTAACTGCATGTGAAACCCTCCCTTTTATTATTTTATTAGGATAATTTCCATCAGGTCTTCCTACATAAAGATCAGTTTCATCTCCTTCTTCAACAAACCATTTTTCTTTTAATCCAGCTTCTTCTAGAGAGACTCTTTTTATTTCCCAATTCTCGTTTTCTTCATTAAATTTCGTTATAGTATCCTTTACAGGGTCCTTTGTGTTCTCAGTTGTTTCTGCTTGATAGTATTCCCCGGTTACACTTCCCATACCTCTTTTGACGTCTATATGGTCATTTACAGTTTCATTAAGCATCATATGTGCTGCTTTTGAGTATGAACTAGAGGATGCTTTTCCAAAAATACTTTTAATAAAATCTAATATTCTAGCCCACCACCCATCTAATCTTCTTATATTTACAACTTCCTCATTTCCTTTAATTTGTTTTATTAAATGCTTAGCTATTAACTTACCTATAGCTTCTTTTTTAAGTTTATTTATATCTCCTTTATAAAGTTCTTGATAGACGTCACTTTCTATTACTTCTTGATACACTCCAAAGTTTTGTATATTATTCATCATTGATGTAAACAATGGGCTTCTTTCAGCCTCAAGTAATTCAACCATAAAATGGGCTGCTTCTTCAGGTAGTGTATCTATTCCAATTTTTCCTTTCGAGTATTCTACAAGCTTATTAACCATATCAGCTTTAGCAGTAACAGATATAATCTTACCATCTTTATCTCGTATATTGTCTACACTTTTAAGTCTTACTCCTATAGATTTTAAAAACTTAGTCATAGCAAAGTCTATTTCTTTATCTCTCGCAGCTAATCTATTAGATTCAACTTGGTGATAAATATTATCTATATTTAAATGTGGACTAACTTCTATTTGTATATAGTCTCCCCCAACATCTTGTAATACATAAGATTTTATTCCTGGATATTCTTTTTCTATTACTTCTGATATACTTTGTGCATCCTCTTTATAAGATATATTACGTATAGTACCATCTGTTTTAACTAATTTAAATCTTTGTTTTATTTCATTTAATAATGGAGATGGGTCACGTTTAGACGCAAAAGTTCCTATGTTTTCTATAGCATGTTTAGTAGACCTATCTTCAGCTATAAAACTAGGAATATTATTTATCCCAACTATTCTTGGTTCTCCGTTTTGATCAGTCATACCTTCTTGAAACCAATGTTTAAATGTAGGAGTATATACAAGAGCCCACTTTTTTAAAGCGGTTTCTTTATCATACCCTAATTTTACTATATCCTTAAACAGCTTTGAGTCTTTACCGTTTTTAGCTAGTACTCTAGATACTTCATTTTTATCGTTTCTTAATATTCTACACGCCATATATATTATTTTGATTTCTTTTTACATCCTTGATCCTCTTCAGTGAGTACATTTTGGATTTCATTATTCATGTTTCTTTCAACTGTTAATACTGTATTAGCTATTTCAGGTTCTGCTGTGGCATCTGTTATAACTATTCCGTCTAAATTTCTATTAACTAAAGATGGTACCTCAGCTCCAGTTGCTTCTATAAAACTATTCTTAACTCCTTTTTTATCTATTTTAGTATATATAGTTAATCCTTTATCCGTAACCGTACCTGTATTTTTATATAAATCAGTATTGTATATTGCTATTTGTTTTCCTCCTACAGTTTGTTCTCCAATTTTTTTAGTTATACTTACAAAATCATCATTTCTTTTTAAAGCCTCAGTCTTATTTGTGGACCTTTTATATATATTAGGTGTTATTCTTTGGTCATCACTATAATTTTTATGAAAGTCTGTCCATAAACTTGACATATTATTTTTATTAATAAGATTACTTGTTCTATCTTCATTTTTATTTTGTTTAAAATATTTAGATAAAACAGATAATACCTCTGTACCTGGAATAACTTGAAAGAATGAACTAGGTGAGAAGCTATACCCTGACTGTAATGCACTGAATATAATTAAATCTTCAGCTAATCCAGGATTAATCTCTTTTAATTCTATAAATGCATCTGATAATAAATCTACATCATATGGTTGTAATTTTTTACTAAACAACCTTAATCCATCTACAGTTCCTTCTACACTATTTTCAGTATATACTTGTAAAATAGGAGTTAATTCTTGTATTAATAAATTATTTGCATATTTACCTATCTTCTTTAAATTATTAATTCTTCTAGGTAAGCTATTTTGTCCTATAAATAAATCTTTACCTCTTTCATGTAACTTATTGTATTCATAAGAAGTATTTTGTACTACAGTAGTTGCTAAAAAGTTCTCAAATTTTTGCATCTTATAAAGAACATCGTTTTTAAACATTTTTAAATCTTTATCTGTCGATTCAAATAGTTTATTATCTATAAACTGTTTAGCATCTAATATATACTCTCCTAACTTAAATTCAGCAAACATACCATCTACATCATTTAATAGTGTAGTATAAGCTGCTATTGTAGACGGTCCTTCTTCATTACCATATAGTAATTCATCTAGATTTATAAATTTACCATCTTGTTCTAACCTATTAATAGCTTGTTTAGCATATCTTACTGCCATACCATTATTTAAATTAGAAGTATCTACACTAGTAGCATCTTTTAATATTAATAAGTCTTCAGCTAAGTCTTTATATCTTAAAAAGTCCTGTAACACTTGTACTTGAACTTGTTGCTGTACCGGATTTAACTCTTCTACAGACTTACCTACCATACTTTTTAATAAAGTAGAATTTAATTGGCTAGTAGTTGATTGTTTACCATATTTAACAGTTAACTCATTAACTATATCATTATTACTTTTTATAGGGAATTGAGTATACATAGGTTGATTCAATTCTTTTTCTTTTACATAGTCATCTATAATAGGCTGAGACATAAAATAAACTACTTGGTCTAATGGAACTCCGGATCTAATTAATAACATATGTATAGGAGCATTTTCTATACCAGCATTTATATCAAATACAAAATCTTCTTTAGTTACATCCACATACCCTGTAACATACTGCCCTATAGTACCACTAATTTTATCTGTACCTTTTACATCATATACTCTAGATAATCCAAACCCTTCACCTTCAAAGTTAAACACTATATCTTCATGACTTGCAAAGTTCCAGTTAATACCTGGTCTTTGTCCTTTAGCGTGTTGTGTAGAGCTAGTAGCTACAATACCTATACCACCTAACCCAGAAAACATTCTATAAGAAGTGTTAATCATATTTTCTAATCTTAAAGTTTTATGCAAAGGTATACTTATTTTATTTCCCTCTGAATCAAATGCTTCAGGATTTCTTAACATTGCTACTTCTTTAGCTAAATTTTTTAATGTATAAGCTCCTACTGGAGATATTAACTGATCAAAACTTGCAGGATGGCTAAGAACATCTCTTATTATATTTTGTAATTCATTTTGTAAAGCTTCTTTACTTTGTTGTTTAACAGATTTATCAGTATCAAATTTAACTCTTTTTAAAACATCACCATCTTTATAAGAATTAGGGAAATATATACTCAACTTGTCAATATCATAATCCGATCCTGCTTTACCTACAATCTCAGACGGGACTATTACAGTGTCTCCGAATGATTTAGGGAGAAATCCTACTACTTCTATAAAGTCCATAGAATTAAGCCCCTCCGTTGGAATACGGAAACCTATAAGTTGTAATAAATCAGGATCTAAATTAGGGGCATTAACATCTTCTATAGTTACATCTTTATCTCCTATTCTTTCTCTAAATCTACTAGGCAAGTAAACTTGCATTGCTAATGTCTCTGACCTAGAGTTATTAGGATCTTTTCTCCTATAAAACTTTAATGGTTTTAACTGTGTATCATGTAAGTCTAATCCTTCTTTATTAGCTAACTCAAAATCTTTTTGCTTAATAGCTTTAATCTTATCTTCAAATCCTGTAGATGCTTGTAAAACAAATTGCCCACCTGGCATCTTTCTTCTAATTACATTATTATTTACAAGAGAGTATAATAAGTTTTCTATCTTATTCTTTTCAAATAGTTGCTCTATAAATTTAGTATCACTATCTAACAGCTCTTCAATAGCAGCGATAGTATGTAAAGGGTTATCTCTCTTTTTAAATTCTTTTATAAGAGCTTCTTTAAACTCATCTAAATTTTCTGAATCCAGTTTATAAATACCTGAAGAGTCTTTGGTTAGTTTAAGTTTTTTAACTAAGCTATTAAAATCTTTTGCAACTAACGTATTATTAACTTCATGGTATCTATCTATTAAATCTTCAAAATCTTTATATTCTTCAGATAGTTCTCCATTATCATATATATTTACAGGTAACAGTGAACGTAATTGAGATCCTTCAGTAACCTCTTCTTTAATTTTTGGTGCCATTTCTACTTGTATTCCTAAATCTGAGAAATTTAATTCTTGTAATCCTAAAGGTTGGTTTTTTGCATCAAGAGACATAGGTTTATACATATTATACCCAGTTTCAATTTCTTGGTAGAATGGATCATATCCATTAGGATTGTCAACTTTATCTGTAAATGCTGGGCCCGCAGTTATTCCCCCTACTTTAGCAGCAGAGTCAAATATCATATAATCAATATTATTATCAATCATATCTTGATTAATATCATCAAACGCTTTACCTATTGTCATACCAGGTATTATTGGGAATAGTGCAAATTTATGGAATGTCATAAGTCTAGAATTATCCATAACAAATGGTCCAAATAATTGAGGTTTAATTGGTGGTACTATGGCTATATCTTCACTAGTAATTTCTTTACCTTCAGCTACTTTTTGATAAAAGGCTTCTTGAGTAGGAGTCCATTTACCAACTCTATACATTAAACTTCTGTAAGCATCTAATGTGATGAATCCTCCTCCATCAAACTCTTCCATATCAGAATACACATCATTTACATTTTGAATAAATGATTGTGGTGCCCCCATTACTACTAATGTATCAATATATTGATCTAAATATGGAGCTTCTGTTTTAATTGCTGCCCTATGTGATACTCTTAAATCATTTGAATGCTCTTTATTAGATAATAAATTTGGCATTTCTTCGTTCATCCACTCTAAAATATTAGAGTCAGACGTTGGGTATGTTTTAGTTCCACTAATACCAGATGTTCTTTTAAATAAATCTGAGTATAAAGCAAAATCTCCTAATAATAATTTACCTTGCTCTAAAACACCCGTCATATATTCGTAGGCAAATTGCGTACCTAAAACCTCTAAAGGCTTTATCTCAGCACGTAATGCTTGAACAAGTGCATTATCTAATAAATTTCTATCTATACCTTCTAGAGCTATATTATAAGTAGACAATGTTTGTATAGTTTGTGCTACTTCATTACTTAAAAATTGTTGTAGTTCAGATACAACACTATCTCTAGTGACAATTTCTTGTATTTGCTCTTCTGATAATAACTTACCATATTCTTTCCTAGCAATTGATGGTACTAATCCTTGGAAAAATCTTAAATTACCTCCCTTATCTTTTAATGTAGACACTCTATGTAATTTAGACTTTCTTTTACTGTTAAATTTAGAAGCAACTCTAAGTTCGTCTGATAAATATGTTTGTAATCTTCCTAACATTTCTTCTCCAGTAACTTCTAGATTTGGTTTTCTATATTTAATACCAAATTCTGTCTTCTTATCTGCTGTTCTAAGAATAGGTACAATACCCTGCCCTAAAACAGAATTTACCATCATAACACCAATATCTGCAGGAGTACCTTTTGATAATGGTTTACCTTGTCCAAAGTTTTTATCAATACCTTCTAAAACAACTACTTCTAAAGGAGTAGATGGATCTTGTAGCATAGTTCGTAGATAATGTGATCCATTTAAGTTATCATACTTTAATAAACTTTCTACAAACTCAGTATTAACTATCTTATTACCATTGTATAAAGTAGATAAATTAGATATAAGTACATCTGCATATGTCTTTAAATTTACACCGTGTATTGTTTTACCTTCAGGACTTCTATGTTGTAGATCTACTGCTAAAGGATTAGTTTTTGCTTCTAAGTTAACTAAAGTCTTTAAATTAGCTTGTATATCTCCTTTAAATATATTACTTACAGGTTCGTTATACACAGCTTGGAATATAAAGTTAACAGCTTCTCTTATATTATTATCTATTACATAAAGATCTGCAAATAGCTCTGCATCTGTAAATGTTATTCCTAATTGATCTAATACTGCTAAAACTTCTGCTGGAGTTTTTCTAGGATCAGTTGCCCATTCAGCAAATGTTTTCTTTTTCCTACCAACTTTTACTTTAGCATCTTTGTTAAGTATTAATTCTCCATTTACATCTTCTCCTAAACCTTTATTATCTTGTATTCTATCTTTAAAGTTACTAGTCCATAATAACTTAATCTTATCTTCTACTCTATTTTGATTACTATTAATAAGCTGTCTACCTCCGTCTCTAGTCATAAGCTGAGTATAGAACGTATTATTAGACTGATCAAATTGCATCATAGTTTGTATAATTAATCTCATTTGATCTGCAGTCTTTGTAGATAAATCATCTGACTCTAAACCTA